CTGCATCGGCGTAGCTGCTTCACCGGGCGCTCAAGGGCGGCTGGCATTACAAGGTGGACAACTCCGGGAATATCATAGGGACGACGCTCGTTAAAAACGAACATTCCCACCCGGGCGATATGTTTCTGTACATGATTTCAATGCTGATGCCCTACGACGTCATGCGGCACCGGAAGCGCAAGGCGCCCCAGGCGGACATGAACCGGATCTTGAGTTACGCATCCGGAGGCAGATCGGGCCAGGCGAGCATCCCGGCGACGATGGGAAGATGGTGACGATGGATCTGGACGGGCTCTATGCGATCAGGCAGTGTCTCAGAGAGGCGCACAATCAGATCCTCGGCCGTTCCAAAATAAATAAGTCATTGATCCTGGAGTCCCTGGATTCCGCGATCGCCGATATGACAGAAGAGATCCTGGAGGTGAAACGCAGCAATGGCGCGGAAGGGTAAAAAAGACCGGTATTTTGAGTTGCGCGAAGGCGGCCCCTACGATGCGCCGGGGGAAACGGGGGAGATGTTCAAGTGTACCGACTGCGGCGCGGAGACGCATCCCGCGGAAGGCTGGAACGGCGCGCCGAACCCGCACAGATGTCACCCTGGTTGCCGGGCAAACCACGGCGACTGGAAGATCGGGGGGGCCGGCCGGACATACAGAAAGAACTTTGACCGGATATTCCCGGATGCCCCCGGCGCGGGATTGTAGAAATGCTGATAAAAAAGATCAACCCGAGGACGAAACGCAAGGAATACGCCCTGGTATCGATGGACGGAGGGAAGGTGCTTCAGTATTTCGGGAAGGTCAGGCCGACGGAGGCGGAGGTCGCAAAGGTTGAGACGCGGGTGGAATACTACAAGAACAAGGGAAAGAGTCAATAAATAGGTATCTGCCCCTATTTAAGAAGGCGAAAGATGGAACTCACAGACCCGAGAACCGAAGAATTGTTGAAGCGCGCGCGGGAAATCGAGCGGTCGCAGGACCAGACCGTAGCGGCGCCGATGGACGAGAAAGAGCTGGCCGAACGCGAGGAGGCCGCAAGGGCCTACGCGGGCGAACAGGAAAAGCACTTTGTCGATTATCTCCAGGACTGTGTAAAGCAATCGACGACGGCCATGGAGGAGATCCGCAAGACGCAACTGGCCTGCTACGATGTTTACAAGGAAAACAAGCCGGTTTCATACAGCAAAAAAGAGCCCTGGCAGTCACAGATCGTCATCCCGAAGCCGTTCGCCACGGTCCAGTACGGCGCGGCGGCGGTGAAAAAGGCATTCTCGCCGAAATTCCTCACCGTCCGCAATCCAAAAAGCGAAATCTCCGGCCGGTTCTGGCAAAAGGTCATGGACGACCAACTGAACGAACAGGCCGCAAACTTTCCGATCCGGCTTACCGACGCCACGACCATGTCGCTTGCGATCGGCGTCTCGATGGAGATGATCCCGCGCTTCGTTCCCGGCCGCGGGCTGGAGTATTGCCTGGTCGAGCCGTGGAAGATCCACCGCGACCCGGATTCGATGAGTCGTGACAATCAGTCGGGGATGTACTGGATCCACCAGGAATATCTGGATTGGTATATCCTCAAGGAGGGCGAAAAAAACGGGCAGTATCGCAACGTGGATCGTAGCATTGAAGAGACGCCGACCACCGACGACGATTCTTTTTTAACGAAAGACGCGATTGCCGAGCGAAAAAAGCAGATCTGGAAGAGATCGGACTTTCGCAAAATGGTGCAAGTCTCCGAGTTCTGGGGCACGATCCTGGGGCCGAAAGGCGATCTCCTGCTGCCCAACGCGCGCTACACCGTCGCGGGTGGCCGGGTGATACGCCTGCCGGAAAAAAACAACTACCCCACGCTCCGCTGGCCCGGGTGCGCCTTTTCTCCCATGCCCGATCTGCTCTGTTTCGGCGGTCGCGGGCTTCTGGAAGGGATTCTGACGGTGTGGGAGGCGATGTGCAACATTATGTGCCTGCACCAGGATTATCTGCTGTGGATCGTCAACCCGATGCACGAGATCAATATCGACGCGCTGGACAACCCCGCTGACGTCAAGACCTATCCCGGCAAAGAATATCTGACCAGGGACACGGCCCACGGTCAACAGGCGGTCCGGTCCGTGCAACGTCGCTTTGTCACGAACGAGATCCTGGCCAATCTGCAATACCACGACCAGAATTTTCAGCGCGGTTCGCTGGTTACAGACAGCGTCCAGGGCCTGCCGGGGTTCCGGAAGGATATAACCTACCGGGAATCGGCGCAGAACCTCGACCAGGCGCTGGGCGTGTACAGCCTCATGGGAGAGAACATCGAGTCGGGCGCCATTGCCGCGATCTGCGCGGGCGCGGAGATGATCCATCACCATGCTGGCTATAAGGATTACCAGCGCATTTTTACGGATAAAGAGTTGGCAGAGTTCGGGATAGTCCCGGATGCCGGCGCGCCGAACGCCGTCCGTGGCGTTCCGCCGATTGACGGCGCGTTCCATGTCAGCGGCATGCAGGCGCTCATGCGAGAGACCGAAGCGTTGATGAACATCCGCACGTTGATCCTGCCGTTGCTCGATAAGGGCAACACTATTTTTGCGCCATACCTGCGGCCTTACGAAATTCTGCGGGCAATCGAGGTCCGGACGAATCTGCGCGACGAAAACATTATTGTATCCGAAAAAGAGGCCCGGCAGATACAGGCACAGCAGTATCAACAACTGGCCGCAGAACAGGAGGCCGCAGCGCGGCAGCAGGAATTCGTCGAGGCATCCCAGGCCGCGGATTTGATGCAGAAGGTTGACCAGATCGGCGGGCCGAGTCCGGGGATTGAGGCTGCGCCCGGCGTACCGGAAGGAGGGGAAATCAATGCTTAACTCCGGTGTCAAGGTTGATCCGCTTACCGGCAGGCCGTTGGAACAGGTGACTACCGAGCGCGAAAGTGCAAACGAGAAGCAGCAGGAGACCATGCTCAAAGAGCAGGCCGACTGGTTTGATGTGACGAAGACCGAAGCCGGCGCGAAAATCATCGCATTGGTGGAGGGTAAACTGACGGCCAGGATTGATGCGCTGATCAAGGAGGATGCAGAGGCCGCGGCCTATGTCAAGATCCTGCAGGAGATGGGCATCAAGGAAGGGCTCGCGCGCGTTGCCGCACAGCAGCTTTTTGACCGCTACATCAAAAGGGAGTGATGAGGGATTAAGCCTGGATTCCCGCTTTCGCGGGAATGACCGGGGAAAGAATGATTATCCCGCCCTGATCAGGCGAGCGATAGCCAAAGAATGGAGGGTGCATGTCGGCTGCCGACCCCGCGTGCATCCTCTTTTTTTTGGCACAAAGACAAGGGCAGAAAAAAAACGGTTAAAACGGCCCCCGGGAACCGGGAATACGCCGACAGGAGGATAGGCTATGACGCAAATGAAAACCGACGAGGAAATGCAGAACACACCCGACCTCGACCAGGCCATGAAGGAAGGGCAGATCACGTTCGACGGGGGAGACCCCGAGGCCGCTGCCGCACCGATCATCACTGGAACCCCGGGTCCTGACAGGGCAACAGCCCAGGAGGAAGAAAAAAACGAGGAGCTGCCGGCAAACGAAAAGACGGCAAAGGTGGAAGAGACACCGGAAGAAATCGCGGCTCGACAAAAAAAGGAGGACATGCCTCCCGAGACCACGTTCCGGTTCAAAGACCACCCCGAGGCCGAAAAAGGCTACCGGGAACTCCAGGGCAGAACGACAAAGGCCGAACAACGCGCGCGGACTCTGGAAGAAGAGCTGAACCGGATCAAGAATGCGGAACGGATCGAAGCTGAAGCGAAGGCTGCAAAGGAGTCGATTATCGACTATGCCGCAACGCGCCGTGCCAAGGCGCTCGAAGAAATCGACGGGCTCGATCCGGAAGATAAAGAGTACCGAAAAAAAGCGGCGACCTGCCTCAGCCAGGCGGACATCGACATCTACGAGCATTACCAGGCCCACGGGCGCAGCGGCCCGGGCGCAGCGGAAAGTCCGGCATCCGGGCCAACCGCCGCGCCTCCGGCCGATACGGAGACGACGGTCGCGTATGTCAAGGATCAGATCGTCGCCGATGGAATCGAGGCAGACGATCCGCTCTTCTGGCAGTACGCCGGGCACGCTCCGGTCACGGACGAACAAGGGAGGCCCACCACGCTCGACACACAGATCAAGTGGGCCGTGTCACAGACAAAACAATATCACACCAACATCCGGACGAAGTTGAAGGCCGAAGAGGCGGTCAGGGTTGCAGAGGAGGTGCGCAAAAAACAGGCGGCCGACCTGCCCCTGGGCCGAGGAACTTCCGGCGGCGGAACGCCGACCGGCAGGGCCGAGGAAAAACAGGACAACAAACCCGTCAGCCTCTCCGACGCCGTCGATTTCGCCACGGAACGAAGACGACTATAGGAGGTTCGTACCATGGGCAAGACTTTTACCTGGGCACTGGACGCCGAAAGCGGCGTTTACAAGAGTCACGCACTTTCCGGCGAGCTGCTGAAGCTGGCCGCGTTGAAGTTCAAAATCGTGCCGTTCACGAAGAAGATTACGAAGTTCGGCAAGAAGATGGGCGACACGATCACCCTGCCGTACTACAAACCGGTTGACGAGCCGACCACGGCTGAGCTCACCGAAGACATCCGTATCCCGATCGATCAGCTCACGATGGGCAGCTATTCGATCACCATCAAGGAATGGGGCCGCGGCGCGGAGTACACCTCGCTCGCCGAGGACCTCTCTATGTTGTCGCCGAATGAAGGGGCGCAGAAGGTTCTGAAGGACCAGATGAACCTCTGCATGGACAAGGCGGCGGCGGACGCCTTTACCGGAACGCACGCCAAAATTTGCTTTATTCCGACCAGCCTCACCGGCGGCGTGTGGGACACGGACGGGACGCCTTCGACGACGGCCCTGGCCAACCTGACCAAGGACCACCTCGGCGTGATCCGCGATTACCTGGCCAACGACATCCACACCCCCGCCTACGACGGGGATCACTACATCGGCCTGTTTGCCACAAAGGCGCTCCGCGGGCTGAAGAACGACCGGGTCATCCAGGCGTTCCACATGTATCTCCAGAAGGGAGACCTGCTCTATCGGGGCGAGATCGGCATGGTGGAGAATATCCGCCTGGTCGAGATCAACCACGAGAGCGCGTTTTCCAACGGAGTCGGCTCCGGCGACGTCCTGGGTGAGGGCGTGGTCTTTGGAGAAGACGCCGTCGGCCGGATCGAGATCGAATATCCCGAACTGCGGGCGCAGCCGAACTTCCAGGGCGATTTCGGCCGGAGAAAAGCGGTTGCCTGGTACGGAAAAGTGGCTTTCGATGTGCTTTTCCAGAGCGCCACGGACCGCGAGTGCCGGCTCATCAAGGTCGGGTCTGCATAACCGGCGAAACGGTGAACGCCTGGCGGGTTGTTACGCGGCCCGCCAGGATTCCATAACCGATAGAAGCGCAAGGAGGTACTGAAAAATGTTGAGATCTGATGTTTTAATCGCACTGCCGCTGCATCTGGCGGTTGACTATGACGACGCCTCCGGGATCGACACGGACCAGGGCGCAGCCGACATGGGCACATTCATCATCCCGTATCGCTGCGAGGTGTTTCTGGCGGGCGGCGTGGTCTGTGAAACATGCGCCGGAGGCGATTCTACGCCCGTTGTCAAATTCGACAAGCGGCCGACCGCGGGATCGGACGTAAGCCGCGGCGACGGCGACATCGCCAACCTGGTGCTTGCAACGACCGCCGCGGGGAAGGTGATGTACGACCGGGTGGCGAAAGGCGAGGTGCTCGAACCGGGCGAAGAGGTCGTGGTGGAGCTCGCGACGCGCTCCGCCGGCGCCGGCGCCGCCGGACACGTCAAACCGTTCCTGCTGGTCAAGCAGATTCCCGAAGTGCTGGGGAACCTGTCCGACATGGTCGAAACGGCCTAACAAAAAAAACCCGGGTCCGATTTTGGATTATCGGGGGGAGGGTGCAACATATCCCTCACATACAGGGGAGGTACACATGCTTAAAGATGATGTTTTGATTGCACTACCGCTGCATCACGCGGTGGATTATGACGACCCTCTCGGGATCGACATGGACCAGGCGACCGGCGACAAAGGAACGTTTATCGTCCCGTTTCGCTGCGAGGTGTTTCTGGCGGGCGCGACAGTGACGGAGGTGTGCTGCGGCGCCGATTCAACGCCCGTTGTCAAATTCGACAAGAGACCGACGGCCGGATCCGACACAGACCGCGGCGACGGCGACATCGCCAACCTGGTGCTTGCAACGACTGCGGCAGGAAAGGTGATGTACGACCGGGCGGCGAAAGGCGAGGTGCTCGAACCGGGCGAAGAGGTCGTGGTGGAGCTCGCGGTCGCCGCGACGGACGCCGGAACCAGCCTCCAGACGGGGCACATCAAACCGTTTTTGCTGGTCAAGTGTCTCCCGGAAGTTCTGGCGAACCTGTCCGGCATGGTCGAAACGGCGTAAATCAATAAAGGCCGGGGCTGTCTTGATCGTCCCGGCCTTCACAGGAAAGGAGAGTTAAAAAAATGGGAGCATTTGCAAGTACCGATGTAACCGTCACCATTGCCAGCCGGGATCGTGAGATTGCCGGCGCGTCCGCGGGCCGGAACCAGACGATTGCCACGGTCGCCTTCGGCGACGGATCGCTGGCCTATGCCACGGGCGGGGTGCCGATGCCCGCTATCGGCGTTTTCGGATTTCGCAATGAAATCAAAATGGGCCTGATCGAGCAGCCGCCCGCAAACGGCTTCATCTACAAGTACGATGCGGAGAATCGCAAGATCAAGATCTTCACGCAGGGCGTCCGGACCGGATCGAGCGTCGTAGGCGCCGCAGAAACCGGCGCGCTTGTCGAAAATTCGTTTGCCGCGGAAGGGGCTGTGCGTTTGCCGCATACCGCAGTCGATACGACCTACGACATCGGCCAGATGATCGAACTGCCCAACGGAAGCGCGCCGGCAGCCGTGAGCATGAACATCCTTTTTATCGGCGACTAACCGGAGCCGGCCGGTTGCATAACCGGCCGTAACTCCATCTTTTACCGTCCGTCGGTCGGTGAGAAGAAGAAAGGACAAAGAAATCTATGGCACAGACACTCTACGTAAAAAACCAGGACGGCGGCCAACGTCCGGTGAAAATTATCCGTTCCTGGGGGACCAGTGGTGGAACATCCGTTTACCTGCACGCAAACGGCCGTTATGCCTACAAGGACGGAAAGCCGCTCAGGTCCGTCAACGAACTGGACATCCTGCCGCAGGTCCAACGGGAAGCCGCGATGGCCTGGTGGAAACGAACCGGCGAAGCCGAGGCGGCCGCATACTACAGCACGCAACTGGAAAAAGCGCGCGAAGCGGCCGGGGATTTCCAGACGGAGATCAAAAACACCGATGAGCTCGATGCGGTGCTTTATGCCCGCAGAAAGTCCGGAGGAACAAAAAAGACGGCAACCACCGCGCCCCACACCTGGATGGAATGGTTCAAGACCAGGCCGGACTGGTGGGGTCAGGCGCGCTCGATCGCGTTTCTGGACTACGCCTACGAGATGGCCGTTCCCGCGGAAGCGCCGTCCGAAGAGCCGGAGGCGGAGCAAAAACCAGCAGCCGGGAAAACCGGCCGCGAAGGTGACGAGGAATAAACATGTCCGGCCCCATCATCGACCTGCCATTGTATATCTGCCGCTGGTGCAAGACCCGCTATCTGGTGGATGCGCGCATGTACAACGAGCCCGAACGATGCCCGAAATGCGGCCGGGATCCGGAGGAGGGCAAGCCGGAGAAAGGAGAAGGAGATGTCGAAATCTAATGTCGTAAAAGCGCCGGAAGAACCGATCACGGCCAGCTTTCACTTCCGAGAGAAAGGGAAGGTCCAGCCGAAAGGCTATGCGGGGCTGGGGGTCGACCAGGACGTGACGGTGACGACCAAAGGGAAGGTCAAGCAGATCGGAAGCTCCTGGGACAACGGCGCCACTTTTACGGTGGAAATCGCTGACTGCGAAATTTCGGTCCCGGCAAGTGCCGCTGTTTCCCTGTCCGCGGCAATCGATGAAGCGGGAAAGAGCCGGAAGAAAGTGTAGCCGCCATGGATGGAAAAATGCTCACACGGGCGATGCTGGATGCGCTGGACGCGCCCCAGCGCGACGCGCTTTTTAACACCGACGAACGGGTCCTCTATAATTACCTGGATCGGGCGGCGGTGGATTTTGTCCGGGAGACGCGATGCCTGACCAAGACCGTCACTCTGACGACTGTGGCGGGTCAACAGGCCTACGACCTGCCGGCGGATTTCATCGAGCTGTATCTCCGGAACAGAAACGACCGCAGCACGGTGAAATACTACGACGGCGCAGATTATTCCTGGCCCTTGCTGGCCTCCTTTGATCGCATCTTCCGTAATAATCTGACCGACCATCAGGATTATCCCTCCCGTTTTGCGATCATCGACAAGCTCACGCAGCCGGCCCTGATCACCGGGACGACGACGGCTACGGGGGCCAAGGCGGCCGGGCAGTGCATCCTGACGGACTCGACCAAATTGTTTTTGACGACCAACCTCGTCTCCACGCGGGACATCGTCCACAATGGAACAGACCATAGCCACGGCCTGGTGCTTTCCGTGACGGACGCGACACACCTGGTCACGGCGCTCTTCGAGGGGAAAAAGAACGCCTTTGGGAACGGCGACAGCTACGTGATCCAACGGGCCACTGCAAAGCAGCTTTATCTCGACGCACCGTCGGAGTCGTCCGGGCATACGATCACCGTTCCTTATGTCTGCATGCCTGATCCGGTTTATTCCGATTATGGTTTCTGGCGGTTGCCTGCCGCATTTTGCCACGGAATCGCGTGCGAAGCGGCATTTTTGTTTCAGAACCGGGAAGGCGACTACATATCCGCCGACCGGCATCACGTCCTGTTTACCCAGGAAATCCGGCGGATGAGAAGCGAGCAAGCCCGGGCAGCGCTGCAACCAGGCCAGGGCCGATATTAAACAGTAAAATAAAGCGAGAAAAGGAGAACGATCATGTCATTAAGTTTAGCGAATATCATCGACGAAGTTCAGGTGTTGATGAACGACCCGGCAGGTTCCATTTTTACCGATGCGTTGGCCACCGCATGGATCAAGCAAGGAGTGGTCGATCTAACCACCAAGACCCATTGCTACGAGGTCTCTGACGAAGATGCGATCGCTCTGGTGGATGCCACTCTGGAATATGCCGTCCCGGCCGGATGCCTCAAAATTCATAATGCGTTTCTCAACGATTCCGGCTCGCCGCTTGCCAAACCGAAGGGCCTGATGCGCATCCACCCGAAACAGATATACCACGTTACAAACGTGGAATCCGGCGAACCGGAATACTGGTATGAATTCGGCGGCAAGGTCGGGTTCTATCCCATCTGGGCCACCGGCGCCGATCGCGACAAGGTCGGTCTCCATTTTTCCAAGGTGACGGACGATGTGACCTTGATTCCGGATGCGTATCAACCCCTGATCATCCTGTTCGCAGCGCACAAGGCGAAGCTCATGGACGGAAAGCCGGGGCAGGCGGCCCAGTATTATCAGCAGTACCTGAATTCCGCCATGTTCCAGCGGCAGGATCTCTATGATCGGGTCTATGACACGAAGGATGACTTCAAGCTGCCGGATCGCTCCCAGGCCGTCGGCCGGGGATAAATGACATAGGGTTACGGCGCGGGAGGCGAGGCGAATCCCTTTCCTCCCACGCTTCACCCCTTACACAAGAAAAGGAGGTGGCCCATGTCCATGACCTTGGCGGACGGCGTTGCCGCAGTCCGCGCCATGATGAACGAGCCGTCGGCCATAAGCTGTACGGATGCGCAAATTGAAAGCTGGCTGCACCTCGGCAGCCGGGATGTCTGTACAAAGGTGCTCTGCAACAGGGAAAATGAGACCGTTTATGTGCCCGCGAACGATCTTTCGTCGGCGCTGAATTGCCTGGCGGATGTCACTCTTTCCGGAACGCCCAGGATCTGCGTCAGCGAATCCCATTATTTCAAGGTGTATCCCACCAAGACCGGGGTTGAGACGCCCGCAACCGACCCGGACGCATGGAAAACCTATGACGACGCGGCACTGTCCGGAGCCCCGAAACGCCTGGGATTTTCTCACGGCGGCTATCTCTATTGGACGAAGGGCTATCCGACGGCGGCAGCAACAGCCAACCCGACGGCCGACGATGTCCAGAACCTGGTTTATGACGTTCCGGACGACGCCGTCGCGGGTGCGCCGTATGTTTTCCGGATTCTCTCCGGCGGGAATTACTATTACTTCAAGGCCTACCGGATTGCCGATTATGCCCAGGCCGACGAGATTCTCACTTTGCCGCTCGATGACGACACCCTGAAGCTATTCAGCGTTGCAAGAACGCCCGACGGCGGGATGCCGCGCGGGTTGATGCACATTCATCCGGCCCAGGTCGGGCATATCGCCGATGCAGCCGCTGGCGATCCCCGATTTTACTGGGAATTTGCAAAGCAACTGGGGGTGGCGCCTGGCGGCGGCTCAGTCGGTTTTGAACTGAACATTCATCGTGCTGTGTTTGTGGAAGCATTTACGGATGTTCCGGATGATCTGCAGCCGCCCTGTCTCTATTTTGCCTACACCATGGCCTGCTACAAAGCGGGAAAATTCAAAATGGGCGCGATCGTGTATAAAAGCTATCTGCAGGCGCTGATGACCATACGAAACTGGATTTATGAGATGGAGAAAGACGGGAAGGGCGAAATGCGCCTGCCGGACAGCATTGTCAGAGTAGCGAGGAAGAGCCGTGCCCAGACGAGACGCAAACGATAAACCGCCTGCGATGAACTTTGAGATCCCCGTCGCACCGGATGAGGAATCCGTCCAGGCGGTGAGGCCGCCGGAAATGGCGATGGAGATCCCCGTCGCACCGGA